CGCTGACACGGTCCACGTTGCCACGACTTCTACGCCGCCGTGATTCGGAGCGTCATCTTTGATTGTATTCATCACGCCACCCCCTTGCTTGGGCTGAAGTATCCACCGCCACTGACGACGCGATTGTGATAACGCTCGACCGGCTTATCAGGCATCAGCAAATAGCCGCCAAACGGTGCAAACTGATTGCGTTGATACGCTTCGTAATTTGCCCGAGGCATCAACTTAAATCCGTTGCCGTGCGAGTTCCAGACGACCAGATACCAAATGCCGCTCAGCTCAATCGCCGCAATGATTTCCACTGCATGACCGCCGCCGCTGTTTGCATTCTTCGACCAGCAAGAGTATTTGTTTTGCAACTTTACGAACGAAGGAGCCCAATAGACTCCGATGTGCCCTGTGCCACCGGCCGACAATGCAATCAACATCTGATCCCACGGAGGCATCGGGCCGTGCTCAGCGACGTAACTATCCTCAATCGTCAGCCCCTTGGCTCGCTCAACAAAACGACTGGCTTTGGTTTCGTAGGTGCCGTACTTCCATTCGGACTCAAGACATAGTCCAGGCTTTACTCCGATGTCTGGAATGCCTTTTGTCAGCAGCTTCACGCCGGACTGCATTGATGTTCCAGAATCACGGCCAACGTCGTTCGGGCTGCTCACATACTCGCTAGCGTTATATGCGTAGGTATCCGAGAACTGAACCATTTTTCCAACACAATAGCGATGCCTCGCCTCAGTCCCGTTTGCAGTCGCGTTGCCCTGGCAGTCGTTTTGCGTCTGCCGCTGGTCTCTCATTTCTGCCAGCAAAATCGCGGAATGTGCCCGCAATCGTTCTTCCCATTCGGCGTAATCCTCCGCACGCGGGGCAGACACTTTTGCAGTGACTTCCAGTTCTTTCCACTCGGCTGCTGTCGGGATTTTCAAAGCGTGTGTCATCGCACGTACCTCTCAATCCAAGCGGCTTCTTTCTCTGCCGTCCATTGCTCGCCACCAAATGCCGCCGCTTCCTGAGTCAGCAGTTTCGCCCACTCCGCCTCAAATGCCGGAAGCCAGCGTGATTGCATCCATGCGACCGATGCCGCTTCGCTGGTGATTTCGCCCGCGCGGAGTGCTTTGGCTCGCTCTCCGGACAGTTTGCGGAACGTGGCTTCCTGTGCGTCAAACACTGCGGAAACCGCATCGGATGGCGACGGCCCCGGAGCACCCTTGCCGCCATACAGCAGCAAAAGCCCGCCAATCAATCCGCTGGCAATCAGTGCAAGAGGCAGCTTCACGGCTTTGCCTCCAGTTCTGCAATACGCAATTTGCGGGCGTCGTCTCTTGTTGCACCGCCAAGAATTGCTTTGAGCTTTGTTTCTGCTGACGCTGCTCCCATCGCTTCGCAAATGTCTACAGCCCAATCGACCGCACCAGCTGGGGCAGGCTCATCGGCAGGACGTGGCGTTTCCTCGCCTGATCTGACCGGGCGGAATTTCTTCCAGCCTGCAATCGCAGCCCAGATGGCTCCACCAATGCCGGAGCCACCAATCAGAATTGAGCCGATAACCTGCTGCCAGTCGATGGAAATCACTTCGCAGCCTTTCCGAAATCGGCAAGACCCTGCGAAACGACATAAGCCGCGATTGCCCCAATGATCTGCGTGACGGCTTCCTCTGGCAGTTGCAGGCCAATCTTATTCGTGGCCACGATCAAAACGCCCGCCATTGTCGCGATGGCTTTTTTGCTTGTCAGGATTTCCCCAATCAGCTTTAGCACAGCTCACCCCACGACGGAACGCGACCCGCGCACGCTGAGGCGGGTGGTCAGTAGGGTTTTTGGTTAAATGCCAAGAGGTGCCCTGATCTTACCAGGGTTCTGGCCGCTGTCAATGCCTTCGCGACTATCGGAGTTCTGAACCGATGTTACTTCATCGCCTGTTCCGTGATCCATTCTCTGAAACCGGGGTCAGTCGTCGGTGAGCAAATGTAATCAACGTCTATGATCTCAGTCGTTTTCTCGAATTCTCCGCACCATTCCTTTTGCGTGACCTCTGGCCACACCGTCAGATTGCTATCCGGATCTTCTTCGTGCAACTGGACAATCGGCGCACGCCTCCTGCAGTCTCCGTGCACTTCAAGCAGCGTTATATGTTTGAAGGTTGCAGATTTAGTTGCTGTCGCCTCTTCGTGCATGGCAAACCACTTGCAGAAAAGGCATCCGTCTTTTCGTGCCTCAGATAGCAACTGTGCACATTGGGCCGCGTTAGCGTACCCAGTTTCCATATCACTCATTTACGCATCCTCAAAAGACTATCGGACGTGCTGTTCGCTGTTGATTGATTCGACTGGGCAGGAATCGCACCTGCTGGGCCGTCGCCGGTGGCCGTCATCCTTTCGGGCCTTTACCACCATGTGTCACTGTCCACACCGCCAGCCGTGTTATCGGTTTCCGAGATCCGCTGCTGATTCCGGAACAATCAAGACGACCACCTCAACCACTTTTCCATGCTGCAAAAGCAGATTCCATTGTGCGTCGTGCCCGTCCGGATATTCATATCTCCAGCCCATGCTATCTGCGAGCATCTTATTTCGCACGCGGTCAACGGATTCCGCAATCGAATCCAAATCGAGTTGTCCAGTGCTGTCCTGATACGCGAAGCACTTTTCGTTTTCCTTCGTCATTTTTGCGCCTCTCGGAATGGTTATCCGCTGTTATTTCTTTGGATTCCAGAACAAACAATGCGATCCATCTGATGACCGCGTGTATCCTGAATATCTTGTGCCTCTCTGCACCGATGCCGGAACCGCACACATGCAGCGACGACGCTCCGGGTTCCACGGATTGGGCACATCAGGTTGCCAGAGCACGCACGTTTCACACTTCCGCTCGATGGTTGTATCCACCTCCACCGCAATCGTTCGGAATGATTTATCCAGCATGTTACGGCCTTTCCAGACCAACAGAGCACAGTTATTCCTCTGTTGAAATCAGATTCAGGACCGTCTTCAGATCCGCAATAAAGTACGGCTGCTTTTGGTCGCCGTAGTCCCTTATCCACGACCGCAACCGGCTGACGGCATCGTAGACGGATTCAGGATGATCCGCTTCTGCCTTCGCCTCAGCAATGGCACGTTCGGACGCCTTGATCAATTCCGCCACATTGGCCGCGAACCTTTTGAGCCACTCAGCCGACTCTGGCTCCAGAACGTTTTGCGTGAGTATTGGGATCACAGCCAGTTGGTCCTCAATACGTCCGACCATCACCGCGAATGCGTTCTGTTTGTCTTGTGCCATCTGTTTCGCTTTACAAAAAGACTAGAGGTAGCGTCACACCTCTGTTACTTAACGAACAACCGATTCGCCTCACACGCACGACAATAGCCCTGATCGCTGAACCCGCAGGAGTGATCACACAAGCGTCTTGCCCGGCCCTTTGCTCGCTTGATGTGGTCGAACTCCATTGTCAGCTCCGGCTTCCACATCCACGCGACAAGAGGCTCGCCGTATCGCTGAATTGCGTCAACCCTTCGCTGTGGCGCAGTTGCCAGAAGTCGCCGCTCAGCGTTGTCCAATCGTCTTATCAAAGTCTTTGCTACTTCCGGCCTCATTGATTTTCCCCAATGTTTTCGATGCGATCGGAGTACCAGACCTCTGTTGTTATGCGGACGTGTACGGAACCTTCTCAACACTCACAACGATCGCTTCCAGTCCACGTTCTCGCATCACCGCTGCATCAGACTCTGCTTCCGATTCAGTCGCATAACGCTTTGCCTCAAACACGGCGGCATCTGGGTTTGATCGATTTGCAACCATCTCGCCGGTTGCTGGGTCTTTGAGGAACCCATAACCAGAACGCACAACATAACCGCTTTGCACCACAGGCATGACTAATACTCCAATCGCCGCCGCATTTCACCAATGTTTTCAACCTGTAAGCCGTTCTTACAAGTTGACTAGAGGAACCACGATCCGCGTTTACTCTTTATCCATATCAGTACCGTAAATCTTTGCCGTTGCCAGCTTCTTCATCGAGGCTTTCCGAGTCCGGCTCAATGCTCTTTTGGCGGAACGTTCAGTCGGCCAACGCGTTGCCCACTTCAGTTCCAGTGTTGTTGTGTGATTGATACCAGCCTGCTTTAACCAGCATCCCGGATGCAGTTCCACAACGTATCCCGGCTGAATCCATTTCAGATCTGCCATCATGTTTGCACCACTGCGCCTAGAGGAACGCTCAACCTCTCGTCAACTCGATCTCAATACAAGCCGCTTGCCCTGGCTCACCGTAGCACGCAATCCAGTCCGGTGAATCCATCACCTTGACTTCAAAGCCGACCACTCGGCCTGTCAGGCGATTCTGTTTGCCGTACCCCTTTGACAAAACGACCGCTCGACCGATGCCACACGTCGTCTCATTCCAGCCGCGACCGTATCGGCGATACTCAACAGTTTTCGAACCGCTCAGGAATGCGTCGTAAAACTCTGACTTGAGAGGGATGAAAAGCGGCCTGCTCATTTGTGACTTTCGTTTTTCAGAACCAACAGAGCTAGTGTGCTCCGCTCCTCATTCTTCCGCGCAAATATCATCATGCAGTTGCTGCTCCCATTTCAGCGGATCTGTTTCCGCTAAAAAGTCGTTCACTGCCCCGAACACTTCTTCGTTTGTCACTCCATTTTCCCAACCGTTCCGATGCCCTGCGTCATAGCATTGCTTCAGCAATTCCAAGGCTCGAAGCAATGCCCTAGCGACGTGGTGAGCGTCATCCATTGGATCGTCGCCGTAATCCTTCGGGTCAAGCATTCGCCTTGCTGCGTCTATTGTCGCCATTTTTCTTTCCCTCTCGCGCCTCGCGGAGTGCAGAACCGCGTTTACTTAACGCCACGCCCGAATCTGTTTAGCAATCTCAGCAGCCTCACCAATTGCTTTCCACAATTCCGGCGACCGCTTCAAAATCTTCAGCACTTCGCGGCGACGCTCATTCCTTCGGTGCCGTGCGTTTTTAGCGTCTCGTTTCTGCTTTCGATTTAACATGATCAACCCTCGACTACCGGATGAAATGACCGCTGCTCATTCAGCCTGACACACAAGCGGGTCCGGAAACCTCATTACGATCTGGTGATCCGATGGGGCGAATGGCCATGCCTGCGTAGGCCCATGCGACCTTTGTATGTAGCACTGCCAGTTGATGCCGGAAAACCACGCATTGACCCACATCATACAAAACACCATCAGTCGCTCCTGTTATCGGATTTCCAGCCCGCTGTTGATTTCACTTGTGCATGTCTCGAAGTTCTCGCAGCCGACTTACCGCCTCGGTTCCCGCAAGTCGGAGTAACTCGGACGCTCTATTCCAGTTCTCCAAGAACATATCAGCCGACTTCCGTGCGGCTTTACAACGGGCTTTCCATGCGTCTCCACGAGCTTTCTCCGCTCGCACTTCCGACTCCAAGGCTTCGACCTGCAGTGCATGGCCAGCCACCACATCCTTCAACGCCGCAATCTCACGACGCAGAGCATCCTGCTTCTCCGCATGATCCTTACGCTCTTCAATCAAATTGTGAAGGCTCCGTGGCAACTCAGCGAGCTGCCTGTCGATCATCTGGGAATTGAGTTTTTGCACTCTATGTTGCTGAGCTACACCCATCACACACCTCACGAGCAGCGGATACGTTTTTCAGAACAAAACCCAATGTTTTCAAACCGTCAAGCCATTCTTGACAGTTGACGAGCGGAACCCACATCCGCTGTTACTCATCATCTTCATCAAACGACCGAACAACCACCCGACTCATCGGGACTCCGTTACAAAACGTGGTCACGGTGACACATACCGGCGTTGAACACGCTGGTAATTCAAGCCTCTTGTACATCTCGTCTGGAACCTCCCAGTCGATCAGCTTCGCGTATTCAAAAGCAGCGTCGACCTCAGCAAATAGCCGCATCGGAATGTCGTCCATCGAGTGACACAAATTAACCAAGTAAACGAATTCAGACACGCCAATCCCCTTTACCTATCGGAACGGAATACCGCTGTTCAAAACGATTCCAGCGGAATCATCTTTTCTTCGAGCCACCAGTGCTGTCCAGTCCTCACGGCAATCTGGTCGACATACCTGCGACAGTCTTCCAGGGTGCGGAGCCCAAGCGGCCTGATCTCTTCGTCATAGTGATATTCACGCTCATTGACATACTCATACAGATCGCAAGGTGAACACCAAGCGGTATGCCACGGACAGCCCTCAAGCATTTCCTTCACAGCGATCCCCATGATGACTCGCTGGCACCGATCGCAGACGTAGTATGAGAACCACGAACCGTCAAACAAGCCGGTATTGTGTTCAGCTCGCTGCCCCTTCTTGATCGTCTTGCAGCAGCCTTCACACGGGTGATCTTTGCGGCATTTCACTTGCCGCGTTTCGGCCATTTTTGGTTGATCGTCGTAGTAAAAACACATCTCGAAAACTCCTCCAAGCGGCAACAGAGCATACAAGTTCCGCTGTTACTTTTGTTCGTTAATCAATGGGCATTCCGGCCAATGATACGACTGTGCCGCAACTGCCATGTCGGTCACAAACCAGCCGCGTTTTGTTTCCAGAATGTCGATCGACCACGCTCCCGGAACCGCCAAGCTGGCTAATTGAGCCAGCCGTTTCGGCTCTGTGTCATCAAGCCTGCAAAACTCTTCGTACCAGCCATCTGAAACGTCTCCCACAAAGCCACCTTCCTGTAGTGCTTCCAATGGCCAGTATGGATGGAAACACATGACGTTTCCGGACCCGGCGAAGAATCGAAACTCACGACAGACCGGCATCCCGCCATATCTAGGGCATGTTCCGATTGGAGAGGTCGGAAGCATCTCCCGAACGCACCACACGTCGAACGGAAGCCCCATGAAATCCACCAGCATTGACCAGTCGATCAGTGCCGCGACGTGTGATATCACGCTGTCGTTCTTTGGAAGAAAACAGGTCTTCGACCAGTTGTGTTTTCCTGATCCTTGTCCGGTTCTCAGAAAACAATCGCCGCCGATGTTTGCCCTGGCACCGTCTATTTCAGCCTGAAAGCTATCCCAACATTCCGGGAGTTTGTTGTCGAACAGTGCCGACAGATCCCCGCTCCGGACAATCTCCGTTCGCGGAGTCGGAACAAACCCCTTTATCAATGGATACCAGTAACTCAAGCAATTTACGTTCATCGAACTCCCCAATGTTTTTAGATTTCCGCGCGCCTAGCGGATGCAATTACCTCTGTTGATCATTCCCATTCCTTACCGCACGCACGGCACATGGACTCGCCTCGATCATCGAAATATCGGTACTCGCCAATGTCCGTTTCGCCGCAGGATGGGCACTCGTGTTTCCCAAGTTCGCAACGCAATTCTCTGACCTGCTTTCGCAAATCATCGTTCGCCTTCTGCAGCATTGCTTTCCATTGGTCTGCAGTCCTCAACGCCTCGCGAAGATCGCGAATCATTGCGTAGGCTGATTCCAGTGGATCAATCGCCCCTGTCCTGCGTGGAGGCGGCGGACTGGTCGGACGCAATGCCGGATCTCCCGTGTATCCGGCTGGAGCTTCGGTTGGTTTCATGGCCATGATTTATTTTCCCTTTGTTTTTGGACTAAAAAAACAACAGCGGATGTTCCACTCCGCTACTCTTCGTTTTCTTCTTCGACCTTGATTGCCCTCTCAAGCCGTTCGCGTTTTTTCTTCTTCCAGCTCTCCACAATCTTCTTCACGGCCTGCGACACTCGCACATTGACGTTCACAAGAACCTCAGTCTTCTTTTTCCTTGGTCGGCCTTTTGGTTTTTTCTTCATTGTGGTTTTCCGTATGCGAATATTAACGGGCGAATTGATCGCGTCAACACTTATTGTATACGGAATTTCGAGTTGTTGGAATTGCTCCTTGTACACTTGCCGCCGACCCTTCTGTCCTTCTGTCCCGACCCAAAAGAGAAAGCCAAATCACCAGAGAAGAAAACCGACTGATACCCCCACCAATGGAAAGAATGGACAGAAGGTATTAACAATAGTGTTTTTTAAAGTTTATATAGTCTTTTATGCTGTTTTCTTCCCTTACCTTCTGTCCCGCATGTTCGGGACAGAAGCCCCCTTTTTTACCCTTCTGTCCCGCGCTGATGTGTAGGATTGTTCCGACATGTCTACACAGATGCGCGGGACAGAAGGTTTTGTCCGGGCTTTTGTCCCGAACAGTCTTGTACACTATGCAATCTGGGTTTCCGTTCTCTTGTAAATCACTCGCGGCCTTCCTGATGTTTCCTCGTTTGCAATCTCAATCCTGCCTTCAGCCTGTAGACTCTCAGCCGCTGCTGTAAACTCACTTCCGCTGATCGACCGATACTCACGCATCAGATCCCGACGTGAAACGCTACCGAGTTTCAGCACAACCGATTCCAGAACATGCCGAGCTCGCGCAGCCTGGGAATCAACGACGTTTTCGCGAATGAGCCCGCACGCAACTCTGGCCAGCCAGTTTGCCAGCCGGATCCCCCAATCCATATCTTGCTTTTCAATCAGAACAAACTGCCAATCAATTCGCCCCGGATCGTCTTCAATCCGAGCGGCCCTGTGGATCATCGCCAGTTTCATTGCTCTGGCCGCGACTCGCCCCCAGATAGCTGCCCGGCTTTCGCTCTCATGTTCCATGCGTTCGTCAATTGCGTCCGCATGGTGATCCCATCGCAGAAGGCTCTCACCGGACATTTCCACAACTTCCGGAGATGGTTTTTGCAGAAGTCCTGCAGTCGGTTCCCACTGAAGCCATGATCTGACAACGTTCGAAACCTTTTCCGGAACTGGCAAGGCTCTTGCGGTCTTTCGCTTTGGCCGATTCTGGACCGGCCAGAAAGCGATTCGGCCAAAAAGTCCATCCTGAATCTGACGGCTATCGATGGTCTCAAACATCTGTCCCGTCGTCAGTCCAAGCAAAACCAGATGTGGCTGTTCAACCTGGTTCCGAATCCCGTCAGCATGTGCCGCGCCTCCGTAGACTCCGGAAGACTTTGAGTACAGTTTCAGGAGATGCGTCCCGATCTGTTTCGCGTGTCCGTTGTTGCTCTTGCGGTCAATAATCGCTTCCAGCGTCTTGCCGAATTCGTCGCAGATCCAAATCCCGCAGGGGATCTCATGGACAGCCTTCAACAGCCCGTTGCCGCTCTGGACGTCCGGCGGAAGAATTGGAGTGAATCCAGACGCCTGCAGAATCTTTGATATAACAGTTTCGCAGGCTTCCTTCCCGGATGCTGTTGGAGCCATTACCACGTTGTAATCATTGGTCCGCATGTCCGTGTGACTTGCGATCCGGCGGCCAAAAATCGTTTCACACAAACTGACAGCGACCGCCAACCCCATAACGCAGCTGGTGCGATGAGACGTCTGGCAGTAGTAATCAAAGACATGCCGCAACAGTCCTGATTCTGGGACCGAGTCCGCACAAAACTTTTCGTCGTCAAAATCTTCCCCGCGTTCTTCACCGAGAAGCTTCGACAGATCGACGTCCGGATAATGAACCGGGATCATTGGCCGATTCGGCTTAGCTTCACGGGCTGTTCCGTTCCGGCCGCTGGAACTGATTGCCGACTTCAGTTCATTGTCCGGCAATGGCTTTGCATTTCTGGAATTCCAGTCGCGCACAAAATCCAGAATTCTATCCTCGCTCAGAGTCTCGCCATCATGCTCGAAGCTTCGGAGATGGCCAGCCAGTTTGAACGCACATTGATTGCGTTCGCCTTCACCGGCCTGCGGAACTGACTGAAGATAAGAAAGCACCCTCGTTTCAAGAGTAGATTTTCCAGAGGGGATAACAGGGATCTGAACCGGCGCTGGTGCGGTTTTCTTTTCAATCGAAAGAAATTTTTCGCACAGCCAATTCACTGCGTCTTGACCGTCTCCAATTTCATCCTGACCGTTATAGACGTCGCCTGTGATCGTCCAGAATCTTCGGTTGTCGTAGCATTCAATTTGCCATCCGTCGCCCTTATGCAGACATCGAGCCCCGGCGGGTTTTCTAGCGCGAGTGATCAACTTGATTCCGTTTCCGGACGGGCTGACCTCGGCAAATGCAATCCCGTCAAACCTGCAAAGGATCTCAAGACACCACGGCATGATTCCCTGATCGTTGATGCAATTATCAAGGTCGATGCCAGTCCACGGCTCCGACAACTCAAAAGCCAGACCACCATGAAACTGGCTCGCATCCTCAGCCGCCTCAAATGTTGTCCAAGTCGATTGGTCGTTTGATTTTGCCGCCTTCCCGTCGATCTGGCACGGGATCTTTGTGTCTCCGACAAGCTTCCAGCAATGCCACTGATTGACGGCCTTGAGTTCTTCCGGAGTCCGTTCGTACATCGCTTCAATTCCCTCTACTCCAGAACGCCCGCTGAACTATTGATTCGTGGATTCGTCTTCGTTCACATCCGCACGACTTGATAGTGCGGTGTTTCCAGCGTTTCGTTTTGACCGACCATTCTTTTCCGCACTTGCAACGCAGGAGGCATGTGGCCCCGTTGTGCTCAATCAATTCCAAGTCAGCGTTTTTTGTTGGTAGCGGTTTCATCAGGTTAAAAAACTCAATCGCGTTGATTGCTTAGTTGTTTTTGTGATCTCCTTTTGTTTTTCGCCTGCTCAGATTTTGTAGCCCATCTCACGTTTCCTGATTCATAATTTCCGTCGTTGTTGATTCTGTCGAGCGTGTAATCACTTGATGGGCGTGGCCCTATTTCATCAATGAGCAACTGCGGGTTCTTTACCCATTCAGGATTTATTTTGATTCCTCTTCCACCATAGTTTTCGAAAGCGACGTGTTTTTTGTTATTGCACCGCGCGTTCGCTGCTTGAACAGAGCGACCAGTCAGCGATGTACTCAATCCATGTTTCAGCAATCTTGTCCTTGATTTTTCAACTGTAAGGCAACCGCATGATTTGCTTCCTCCTCTTTGAAGTTCAGCATTTCTAGTTGTGATTTCCTTACCGCACTCGCAACGGCATAAGCTCATTGCTTGTTTTCTTCCATCCTTTGTTACCCTCGGCTCGGAAGCCCCTATGACGGTTAGCCTTCCGAAGATTGTTCCAGCCTCATATGTTTTCATTTTTGGTGTTGCCACGACTTAACTCCTAAAATGGCACGTCATCTCCGACGCCTGAAAATTCACCGAACGATTCTTCCTCAATTTCTTCCTCCCACTCCGTTGGGATCTCATCAACGAATTCACATGATTGAATTCGAAAATATTTTCCGTCTTTTATCGTTGTTATTTGTGAAGCCATTCGACATGCACCACGGTTGAGAAGAGACAATGCTTCCTCTACAGAATCTGGCACCTGTGCTATGGATCTGTTTTGCCACCAGCCCTGAGCTTTCAGTCTCGCAAATCCGGGAGGGTGACTTAGGCAGACCCACTCTGATATCTTCGTGGTAAGTAAACCCCCTTCGCTCTCAACCAGTCTGCACTCATAATCAATCCGCAGAGTCGGCGGGGCTTCGTTGTCGCCTCGCTTGATATGTTTGCCCCAACCGCAGGACACCACAGTCCAAATTTCCGGCGGAATCTGGCCCGTCAGTTGCGAAGATCCATCTGCAGTTCCCTCGACATTGACTGGAAACAAATAGCCGCATTCGCATTCACGAGTGTTGGCAGCAACATCGATCCCGCAGGCTGGACAAGGTTTTCCGCGTCCGTTCAACGCAGCTCGTGCCGCCTGTCCGCGTTTTGCTTCCGACGCGCGGCCAAAGCTCGCGTCGTCAATGCTTCCGTGTCGCTTAATGTTTTCGCCAAAATCCAAAATCAGCGTATTGACCTTTGACGGATGCAACCGGAGCCCACGCCCAACCATCTGGCAGAACAGCCCAGGGGACATTGTCGCCCGCATAATTGCGATCGCGTCAACACACTTCGCATTGAAGCCAGTCGTCAAAACGTCGCAGTTGACCAACCAGCGAAGCTCCTGAGATTTGAACGCGGCCAACAATCCGGCCCGTTCAATTGCCAACGTATCGCCAGTGACAAGGCCAACCCGGTCGCCCGTCGTCTTTTCGATGAATGCCGCGACGTCTTCAGCGTGTCTAACTCCAGAGGCAAAAATCAGGATCGACTTTCGATCGTTGCACTTTTCGATTGTTTCAAGGCAAGCAGCGACAACATTGTCGACAAACACGGCCTGCATTTCCGATTCGATAAACTCCCCGCCTCGCAGCTTAATGCCTTCAGTGTTGACTTCAGCGTCTGCAGGTTTGTTCGTAATCGGGCAAAGAAAACCCTCTTCAATCAATCGCCCAGTCTGTGCCTCATAGACGATCCGCTGGAACAGACGATGACGGCCACATAACGGCCCTTCACCAGTACGGAACGGCGTGGCGCTCATTCCAACGATGCGAAGACGAGGATTGTTTATCTTCATGTCGCGGATGAATTGACCATACATTGACTCATCGTTCTCTGAGCAAAGATGGCATTCGTCAACAATGATTAAATGGCGGTCACCGAGTTCGTTTGCTTTCCTGTAAATCGATTGGATTCCTCCAACGATCACAGTGCTTGTTACATTTCTGCTTTTCAAACCTGCTGAGTAAATTCCAACATCTACACCCGAAATCAATCCGCGAATCTCCTCAGCATTTTGTTCAAGCAACTCTTTGCGATGTGCGAGAATCACAACGCGGCCATTAAACTTAATAGCCTGCTCAATCAGCATGGCTGCAAGAAGGCTTTTCCCTGCACCCGTTGGCAAAACAACGATGCAGTTACCATCGTTGTTTGCCATATAGTGCCACACGGCAGCATTAGCAGCCGTTTGATACCATCTCGGTTTCATGCTTCTTGTTCTTCCTAATGTTTCTGTTCTGTGTTGAAGCGTCAGCCCATCTGCAATTCGACGGTTCGTAGTTCCCAAACGGGTCAATTCTGTCGAGCGATGTTTTGGGTGGTCGCGGACCCATGTCATTTAAAAAATTCTGAAAGCTTTCCCGCCATCGATCGCAAACAGTTACACCAGCACCTCCCCAACGCTCATACCCATTTGCGTTTTTGTTGTAGCAACGCTGCTGCATGCCCTCCCAGCTTCTGAACTCGCGAGTCCGTGTCATTCCGTGTGTCGTTAACTGAGCCCTTCCGCGTTCTGCTCTGGCACGGTCGTTGTGGCAGCCACAGCTTTTTGTGTTGCCGTTGTTGATGTGTTTAATTTTGCAAATAAATCGCTTCGAACAGCCGCACTGAAAAACAGCGTATTTGCGTTTATCAATCAGCTTTTTATCGCCTCTCCTTATGAATCCTTCGACGCCATAAAACGCAGCTCCGATTTGAATTGGCTTTTCCACGGTCAATGCCTTTCAAGAATCAAACACTCTGACGAACAACCAAACGCATCGTTTCAGCAAACCCACGAAAACTATCGCGCAACTCGTCTTTCCATGACGGCTCTCCGACTTCAATAACCTTGCCGATCATGGCTTCATTCATTGCCCGCAAAACTGTCTGCAACTTTTCCAGCTCCGGAGCAGCAAGAGCCAACTTCAGGGCCTCTTCCGCTTCACGTTCCTGACGTCGTTTCTCAGCCGCTTCGGCTTCTGCCTTGGCTCGCAGTTCTTCGTTGTGGCGGTTAATGGCTTCCTGCTGACGTCTCATCTCAGCCCGTTCAGCTTCCATCGCTTCGCGTTCAATGCGAATCTTTTCAATTTCCGCAGCTCGCTCCGCGTCCTGTTGCTGTCGCTGAATTCGCAACTCTTCCTGACGCAACGCCAGTTCCTCTGCCTGCCGCTTCAGTTCAGCTTTTGCCTCTTCAGCGATCCGGCTTTCCCGCGCAAAGTAAAACTCAAAGTCGGTGGCATCCATCGCGCCAATGGTCTGCACATCGCTCACGACAACACCGGCCTCTGTCAATCGCTTCACTCGCTCATTAAGAACCGCTGCCTTCTCTGCGTCCTTTGCGGCTTTCTCTTTGCGTTTGGCTTCTTCAAACGTTTCGCGTTCGCCTTCCAAACGGGATTCAACTGCGGAGATTCGTGCGGTTAGTTTTTTTGCAGTGTCATTCACTGTCCGCTGATAAGACAAAGCCCCTTCGTTCAGTTCCTTGCGTTTCTTGTCCAGGTCAATTCGCAGCCGCTTGACTGCCTTGTGAGCTTCTTCGACTTTGCCGATACCGTCCTCAGCTACGGTCAGGTTGGCATAGCTCAAAACCTGATCAACCATCGGCTCAAACGATTGCAGGGCAATCAACGCCTGCTCAGTCAATGACTGCGGTTGTGATTCAATGACGTTCATATTTCTGCTTTCAATCTTTCAAACTGGTAAACAAATTCCGCTGGAGCTGCGTACCACGCGCAGCAATAGTTCTCGGAGGCAAATTTTGTTGAGTTCAACTGACCGGCCAAATACTTGTTGAGCGATGCAAACTCCTGTGCACCATGCAAGATGTCAGCCGTGTGAACTCTTGTTGTGTCGATCCATTTCAGACCGAGCTTCGTTTTCAAAATCGCGTCGGCTTCTTCCTGCTTCTTCCGGGTGAATTCACACTTGAACTCACGAGGAATTTCACCGCTCAAAATTTCGTGAGCATCGTGGACCAACGCCCAAATCTGTTCCTGCGGTGACAGGTCTTTGCAGAGATGCCAAACGTGGACCGAATGCCGCAGCACTGTGCTTTCTGGATGCTGACCGCCAAAGCGATAAAGCCGCTGAAGACAATCTGCGGTCCATTGCGGATCGGCAATTACACGATCAGCCCACTGTTCCACGTCGGTGACAAAACCCATCGCAAAACCTCGATAAAAACAGCCCGGCCATCGACCGGGCTTCGTGCGAAAACGACAGACTACCAGGGCGATTTTGCTGGCGCGGCTTCTTCAAATGCCTGCTCTACAAGATTGGCCGCTGGCTGTTGCGGGGCGGCTTGCTGTGGCAAACGAGCCTTGTAGCCCTTAATCTCGTTCCGAGGATTGCCGTTCTGATCCTTGCCAACAGCCACTTTGATCATCAGCGGTTTGTTGTGCAGTTCCTCGCTGACTTTCGGGTCGGGAACGTTGACAGCAACGCAGACGGCCTTCAGTTGCGACCGACCAATCTGTTCCGCTTGCTGTGACTTATTTTTGACGTTCAAGCCATCGAACAGCGTTCGGTTTTGATACTTGCCAGAAAGAATCTGCAGCGTCAAATTCAACCTCTGTCCGCTGCCGTCCTTCGTCGGCTTCATTTCTGACTTCGTGATCACTGCCGGATATTCCCCTGGCTCAATCACTTGAAAGTCATTTGCTTTAACGTCCTTCAAATTCAGGTCACCAAGATTTGCCATAACGCACTTCTCCACTCAAAAAAAATGAAACTCAAACACCACTCACAAACTGTGATCACTTAGGCCAATAGCTCTGATAAGCCGCCCAACTAAATTCAATTTCCGGAGGCATCGCCAATCGGTTCTTTGCCCTGACTGCTGCCGTTTCCTGCGTTCGCACGTATCGCTCATTGAGATCAATGGCAACGTTTCGCTCTCGATTGAATCCCTGATCCTCTTTGCGGACCGCAACGCGATAGGAGGCGAACAACAATTCATCTGTCCATTCAGCCCACATAGCACTTGCCGCGTCGTGCATCGCAGGCTGATAGCGGTCGTAACTGTCTTGGTCGGGGCTCTCAAAACGTTTGACCTGAGCATGAGCGAGCAACACGATTGCCATGTTGCGTTCGCTTCGGCAATGCTCTAAGGCCAGCATAACCTTGTCCCAATATCGCAAAGCTTGCTTGTAGCCAGCTCCATAACCGATGTCCGCAATGGAATCCTTTCCGGCCGCTGTTGCCACCTCGTGATGGATGAGAGACTCCAGCCAGTCCATTGAGTCGATGACCACAGTAAAGAACTCATGCTTCTGTGTTCCGATCCACAACAGCGCCTCCATCACCTGACCAAACGTTGTCAGATGCGGAGTTCGTTGGCAGTCAATGTTGTTCAGTCCATCTTCAAGATTTACGATCACAGCACCGGGAGCACCCGCCGCCCATGTGCTTTTCCCAATGCCATGCGTCCCGTACAGCATGCACTTTCTTGGAGCCTTTGTTTTTCCGCTTAGGATCTTCATTTCTTCCTCTTCTTTTTCTTCCTCAATCCACTCTCAAAAATCACCACACCAAACACTGCTTCCATCAATTTTTTCTTCAGGTTGTAGACTGGCGTTTTCATGCCTTTCACGTCTTCAACAACCTCTTTGCCATTCTCGATGTAGACGAAGTCCGCCACATATCGGCAGACCTTCTTTCCGTTAACTGTGATCTGATACGGAACCTGCAGGCGCAATCCTGTTATCAGCCCAGACGCCTGAATCACTTTCAAAACGCCGTACCGTGTCGCTTCGGCCTGTGAGTCAAACGTGATCCCGTCAACGACTGTTTTTTTTGCGCCGTACTTGCTCCGTGAGATCACGCTGATACCTTTCGTTTGCTGGTCGCTTCATGCGTTCTTGTTCTGCCAGTCCGCCCGGTCCCCAGATCTCTTCTAACGTTGGATCTGGTGTCAGTGGCTTGTGTCCCGTTGGCATGTGCATCCGCTTAGAGTTTCTTTTTGCCATCTCTCGCAATCGCCTCCGCAATTTCTCTGCGATGAACGGGAACATCCTTTGGCGCTTCGATTCCAATGCGAACTTTGTCGCCTCGGATCTCCACAATTTTCACAACGACTGAATCACCGATCAGAATGTCTTCTTCAGTTTTCCGGCTGAGCACTAAAATGACACACCTCCATGTTTGAAATTAGGATTGCAAAACTCACCATGACGCTGAATGACAAAATTGTCGTATGCCTTTGCGGCTTCTTCTTCAGTTTCGAAAAGACCAATGTGAAACGGTTTCTTGTTTACGGTCGCAATAGCTCTCCACTTTTTCTTGCAATGTGGCATGTATTGAACACCCTTGTATCGCGACGTTTTGTTCTTAACCGTTCGCGTTCGTGTGTTCATCATCTGCTGTGTTCTGGTAGCCCACCGACAATTCGATGGACAGTAATCACCAGTCACGTCTATTCGATCTATTTCAAGATCGTCTCTGTACCCATTGGCTAGAGCCCAGTCTCTGAAAGGCTCATACGATTGCCATTCATCACACACGGATACATGCTTGTAGTATTTGACTACCAACTTTGACTTTGTTCCGGCACCTCGTGCTTTCATTCCGCACCAAATGTTGTGCAATCTTGTGCATGATTCACCGTGTCTTTTGCCCATCATTCGACGTGAAACACTAATGCACTCCGCTTTCCCACATGCTCTTTTGTTGGATGACGGAGGGGTAAAAAACATCTCCCCGCATCCAACACACTGTCTTGATGCCTTTGCCATTGGCCCGACTTTCATTAGTTGAAACCAGTGAGCGACCTTGGCACTTACGACGGCCATCCACTCAACTGGAAGGCCGCTCACTGGGGGAGAAAAAACCTGCGAACAGTCTCGGCGTAACCCGTAAAAACGCCGACCTCTGGCGACTGTCCGCAGGAGTAACAAAGAGGCTGCGATTCATTCGCACCGGGCGCGTAACCGTGATGACGTCAGTTCATCGCCTCTGTGACGCAACGCATCACTTCCAGATATTTGCTTCAATGGCACCGGCTGCAAAAATTCCAGCCAGCACAACGCACAAAAGAGCAAGGCACAAATCCACGTCAGTGCTCCTTGTGATAGTCCCAGTCCATCAGCGAATCGTCTGTCATGTCGATTGGTGTCCGCGCCTCACCGAGTGAAAGCCCAGGAGGAACACAAACAACTGTTCCAGCTTCTGTCAGTCGCACAGCCTTCCGGATCTTTTCGATTGGCAGCCGTGCGATCTCAATCGGCATTGGATGCCCGTTTTTCTTTCGCCAGCGGGCCATGAGACTTTGGATTTCGGTGCGGTCGCTGCTCATCTGGTGGCCTCCTGCTCTGTAGTCAGTTCGCTTTGCAAGTACTCTTCAATCAGCATCTCGCGCCGCTGGTTGTTGTGGGCTCGACACTCAATCTGGCAGTTCTGGACTGTGACTTCGCCACCTCGCGAACGTGGCACAAGATGCCCGCATTCAGCCTCTGAGCAGCACGGACCTTTGCCGCGATTGCTGAAAAAGCATCGAACGCCATGAGCAATTGCGACCTCAACTTTTGTTTTTGTGTTGGTGTTCTTTCGAACGCTCAACCGCATACGGTCAATGTCATCCGGAGTAAACGGAAACACCGTTTCGTCGAAGTGCATGACCCATTCCGCATAGATCAGGCAAGCTGCCTCTTTGCGTTCGCGATCGGTCACAAGATCACGACCGCCGAGTTGAGCTTTCTGTATCGCAATGGCCAGCTTCACTTCGTTAAACGTCATGAGATCACCAGCCGTTTCTGAGCGAGATCGATAAACGCTTCGCTCTTGTCGATGCCGATATATTTCCGACCGTTGCGAATTGCAGCGACTCCCGTTGTCCCGCTGCCGTTGAACGGATCCACGACCAAGTCGCCGGGCTCACTCGCACAGAGAACGATCGGTTCCACGAGTGCCAAAGGAAGCTGAGTCGGAAACGTCGGAATACGCTCTTCGCATGTGCCTGTCAGTCGCGGAATTTGCCAAACGTCGTCCCAAATCTTTCCGCCTGATGCCGCTCGCTTGTCGTTGTACTTCATTTGCCGATCGGACGGCCTTGAGACCGGCTCGGCATTCCAAACCATCGCCCGTTTGTGCATCGTTGCATAGAAGATGTGGCGACTGGTTCGATTAAACTTCCCAGAGCAGTTGACGCCGAACGTCTCGTACCACTTGATCCAGTTCCGAATGTTGAACCCGAGATCCTTCAAGATCAGACAGGACTCTGCAGCAACCTCATCGCAGGTCATCAGCCAGAGACTGCCATCATCGGTCAAGCATTCCTTGCACAGTGCAAGCCAGTCTTTGCACCAGCCGATAAACTTGTCATGAGGAATTGAATCTGCCTCAGCGCCGTCGCCGTAATCGACGCCAATGTTGTACGGTGGATCTGTGAAGATGAGACGGGCAGGCCCGTGATTGTCGCGAACCGACTCCAGACCGGTCATCACGTCGTCATTGATCAAAGTCCACAAAGGCTGATCATTACTGAGTTCCGCGACCGCTTCAGCCTTCTGCTTGATCTCTGCAGCCTTTTCAGTTCGCTTGATTTCTGCCGTTGCCTGGGGAATCGTGAGCTTGCCCTGTTCGATCTTCTCGGCAAGGTCCGGGCGAGTCGCGACAATCTTTTCCGCGGGCTTTATATACTTGCGATTCGTGCCAGCCGCAGCTGCCCTTTGTGATTCGGTATTCGTTGACTCGTCTCGCTTACCTGCGGAATTTTTTCCGCCAGTAGTTTTTGATTTCTCGTGATGATTCTTAGGTTGTGCCTTCGCGGTTGCTGCAATCGCCTTCTGATACTCCTCGTCGAGTTGAGCCCGCTTTGCGTCCGCAATAGCCGCCTGGCTTGATGTGAGATGCCTGCGAGTCCGATTCTTCGACCAAACAAACGCCAAGGCATCTGCAGCCGTCCCGTTGAACTCGATTGTCTTTGGCTTTACTTGAGCAATCGCACAAGCAGCACTGCGGTTTCGCCCGTCCAAAACCTTGCCGTCAAACATGACGACAGGCTCACGGAGTCCGTGCTTTGCGATGTCGTCCGCCAGAGACTGAAGCTCGTCATCCGGCATCATCGGAAAAATGCAGGCCGCTGGATGCCAAGCAAGTTGCGTCGCTGAGCCTGTATGCTGACTCTTACCGCTCATTTCGCACCGCCAGTCAATGCGGGCTCAACAATGATCGATTTTCGAAACGCAATAAGCCAAGCTCCAAGATACTGGCAACGTCCGCCCTCTGCAGACTGCTGATACTTTGGGCCAACGCCTCTATGTCGCCACTGACGCAACTGGCCTTCACTCAGGCCAAGAACGGATGCAGCACCACGAGTGTCGTAAAAGGCCGTTGCGTCGATGAACGGCAGATCGCTGTCTGCTTCTTTCGACTCCGTTTTGTTTCGCATGTCATTCCCCTGTGTTTGTGTGACGAGGGGAACTTTAAACACGCGATTTTGCGTCGATTTCGTGCAACTGACTGTTTCCGGAACATCACTGACAGTATCCGGAAAATCGCTTCAGCCTTTTTTTTCGTAACCTGCAATCGAGCCGATTGGCGACCGCAAAAGAAAACTTTCACAAAATTCTGCATCCGGAAAAACACGATTCCACGGCGATCAGTCTTCAAGCGTTTTTTTCATTGCGGCGCTGGCCGCATTTACTGCGTTGCGGATTGCTCCAGATCCCAAACGGGCGTAAATTCTGGTGCTTTGAAGAGATTTGTGCCCAAGTGTTTGCCCAATAATGTGCAGACTGGTGCCACCTTCAGCCATCCACGATCCAAGCGTCCGGCGTAAATCGTGAACGCGAAGATCCTTGATTCCTGATTCCTTAAGCACCTTCGCCCAACTGGCTTTTGGGTCTGCGTAGTGCCCTGACTTTGATCCGTTTCGCGATGGGAGAACCCACTCCGAACGAACGTAAACACGGCGCTGCTGAAGAATCGCAACGGCCTCGTCGGACAGATAAACAATCAGATCCTGTTTATTCTTGTTGCCCTCTTTTGGCAGTCTCCAAAGCTTCGCTTCTAAATCGATTTGATCCCATCGCATTGCAAGAACAGATTCACGCCGCACGCCAGTCCAGAGAGCCAGCAGAAAAAAGTCTCTAGCCTCTGGTACTGCCAGTGCGAGAACAGCTGCGTGCCATCGTGGAAACTCTTCCGGCTGAAGGTATCGCTCTCGCTCCTGCTCTGGGAAACGATCAATGTTGCGGCATGGGTTCCGGCCAGAGTAATCGAACCGCTCTGCGTATCGATACAAGCTGCTGACAAATGCCAGCGTGTCGTTGGCGGCATAAGGGCCAGAGTCGACGCGGATCCTGTTGTGCATCTCCATAATCGCAATTGGGGTAATTGCGCGGAGCTTTCGTGACCCGAGCTGTTTTTTCAAATGCTCATCCCATCGCGACAAATCACGCTCCCAAGTGCGTTTGTGCGGCTTTGCTTTGTTCTCCAGCCAAACATCAAAGCATTTTTGCAGCGTCCATTCATCAGCCGAGCTAAGCGCCTGATGCTGATTTTGCATCTCGCGAACTTGCTTTCGTGCCGCGTCCAGAGTTGTCGCCGTTAGCGACTTCCGAGCCGAGCCGAGCCGCACAAAAAAACGAATCTTGCCTTTTGGCGATAGTCTTAATCCAAGCCCTGGACATCCATCGTCGTACAGCAATTTTTCTGCTGGTCCGGGTTTCAACTTTGCCAGCAATGACGGACTGAACTTGAAGTGGTTGTCGGACATATTTGGACGCTCATTTGGACGCGATTTCTGTAACGCACGTCACACGATAGGCGCAGAGGGTCCGCCAATTACAGCAAAACGCCAGTCTTTTCCAAATATCGTCACACTGGAAACGTAGCGAAAAAGCATACCCATGAAATTCGCTGCTTCCGGGATTTACAAAAAGAGCCAGCCTTTTTGGGGCTGGCTCTTTTGTTTGGATGTGATTCGGACGCTATTTCTACAAGTCAGATGGTTCCTTGCGCTTCATTACCTCGGAAACCCGCACGAGACCATTGCCGTACTTTGGAACACCGTCCATGTAGTCTGTCTGCAGCGTCTTCTTTGCGACTCCGAGCAAATAAGCGACGCACTCAAGGTCGACAAAAGGCTCTCCACCCGACAAATCAGGGACGAATGACCACCTGTTAGCAATGCAAAGCCGCCATATTGTGGTGGTTGCATCACCGGGGATAACGTCTTTCTGATCAAGAACCGTAGTTTTTTTTGCTTGCGATGTGGACATAAATCGATCCGCCACGCAGACTACCTGCGTTCCAAAGATTTCCCGGCGCGGGATTTTTGAGGGACAAACCGCCTGATCGGACTCGCCAAAGTTCGATCAGGCACGAACAACGGGCAACGAGGCCCACAGAATCACGAGCCTTTTAAGTCGCCAAACTTCAAAGGCTTTTTTTATTTGCTACGGTCAACGAAAAAGCCTGAGTCCTCATTACGGGTAACGGTCCGCGCAGAAGACTCAGGCTTTGTGATTCAATTGTATTTTGGCACTGACCTCCCTCATTGCCGTTACGCAGGGCTGTCCTTGCAGCTGGAAATCTATCAACATCCAATGGATGGTCAAGGCGGGCTTTGGAGTTTTTTGGGCTGCAGTGCGGCATGAATTGTGATCGTTGGTTGATAACAGTTTTTTTATTGGGTATTCCAATGCAATGTCAGAAGCCAAATCGATCAAGAAAACCGTAAATTTAACGCCAGAGGACGTTAAGGAATTCACCGCCGCGATGCGCAGCGAAGGCTTTCAGGATCTTGCTCCGTGGATGATTGCTGCTGTACGTCGATACGTAGCTGGAACCGAAGAATCTCGCCGTCAAATCGATTTAATCGAAAACGTGGTCGTTGACATCCAGAAGCGAATGGCGACGAAAGACGACGTCCTGCGGACCTACGAGGGGCCACAGATGGACGACTAACCGGGCAGGCTCGACCAACTGAAGCCAGCAAACTCACGAGCCAGCGCGATGGCATTCCAGTGAGTGTCAGTTGAGAGCATGAGATGTTCCTGAGTATGTCACCGGCCCGATCGGTTCCGGCTGTCGCGTGCGTTTGATGAGGGGGTAATTCTGCCTTTGTTGACACCTTGTGTCAACACTCCATGTCTCAGAATTTTTGCCCCCTTTTTTGCTGACACCGAGCGGGAAAACATGGCTCTGCAATGGCCTGTCACCCGTCCGGAATTCCCGTGCGGTATCACTCAACTGATTTGACTTTTGTTCCTTCCGTGACAATCCTCCCCACCCATGGACCCGTCCCGCCGAATCGCTCGTGACCTGAAAGCCTGCCTTGTCGCAGGCCCGATTCTGCTGCTGATGTGGGTGCTGAGAGGGTGTGGGTGATGCAGAGAACGGCTATCAAGCAGAAACATTGCCGACGATGCCGACGCGTCACGAAGTTTGAACGGCACGTCACTGCAATGGGATGCGGAGACCTGTTTATGGTCTTATTGACCTTGGGCCTTTGGGTTCCAGTGCGGTGGATCTTCACTCCAGGATTTCGCTGCACGGTTTGTGGTGGCAAATAGAAACACAGCGACGACTGCCGGTAGCCCTGCAGCCGTCTCCCAGTGCTGTGCTGATCGGCTTCGCTTTTTATCCGCTAGTGCCAATCATTGTGATTTCCTTCGTGCCCAAAAATTGCCGTGAGTCTTCTCGTGCGCAATGATTCGGTAAACCTCGAAGCCGATTCCCTCCAGATGCCGCTTCAGCGATTCGATCGACCATTGATCGTTGACGTGATGCCATTCGCCGAGAATGTGTTCGACGCGATGCAGTTCCGTGCATGTCATCAGGATCGGATACTCTGAGCCCTCGCAGTCGAGCTTCAGAATGTGGATCTGGTCGAACCTTCTGAGAACCGAATCGAGATCGATCACCGAGGCTGTAATCGACGGCCCGTTTTTCGGAAGAACAGCCGAGACAGATCCGGAGTGCCTCTCTCGATGCGAGGGAGCCAGCATCAGCATCTTCTCCGCCTGATCTGATCGCCAGACGGCCTTCCTTATGAGCTGGAATCGATTACCGAACTCCGCACAGTTCTTTTCGGCTAACTCAGCAACTGGGCCCGGCTCGAATGCAAGAACGTTCCCGGCCCCGCGTCTTAGGCAGGCATAACTGAACGCCCCGGAGTTTGCCCCGATGTCGATCACGACAGCATCGGCCGGGATTGTCGGGGCCAGTAGGTATTCGTTCCGGCCGAGGACATCCAGCCACGTTTCCCGGCTGATCCGATCGGGCTCGATCGCAAAGCATCGCTCCGGAGCAATGCAGCGGAGAGCATCTTCGATTGTGCCGTCCAGAAACGCCAACGGGCCTTTGAATGCGGCCGCTTCCTCGATCAGCTGATTCCCTTTCAAGTTCTGGATCGCATGGCCATTATTTAGATGGCCCTTCCGATGGCAGGCGTGCTGAAAGATCACATTGCCGTCGGAATCGCAGTGCTCATAAAACCCGCCGGCGTTCCACCGGTTCCATGGCTGGATGTGATGCGGCGTCTCTGTCAGCTTAAACCCCATGTGAAACGAGGTTTTGTCTCCGTACCAGACTCCTCGCTCCCCTCCGTTGAAGCCTTCCCAATAGTCCGCCCGATCTGCGAAGTGCTTCACGATCTGCAGTGCTTTGGCCCCTCGGATCTTGTCGATCACCATTTGGCCGGTTTCGATGTCGTTAATCCGGTCCCGCCGATTGGAACCAACTCTCTTCCATTGGTCTTCAATTATCCGCCCGTGAAAGTCGTTCACGTTCGGATTGTCCATCCAGAAAAGGGCCGCGTTTTGCTGGAAGGCTTCGCAGTCGAACAGATACGACGGGTCACGGGTCACAATGTTGTCAGCGTCCAAATGTATGATCTGCTGATACTCGCTCTGCAGAATCGCGTTAATCTTGATCTGCCAACCGTGAACGCAACGCATCCCGCTTGTATCGACCACATGGCAGGTTGCCGCGACTCGTCGCGCGTGAAGCTCGCAGAACTCAATCTCTTCCATCTCGCCTGGAAGGAACCAGAACTGGATCGGCAAAGTGCAGCCGTAAGAGCGAAGAACCCAGGCTGCAGCATAGGCTCCCCAGAAGTAGAACTGAGGGGCGTTCTTGTCGTAGATCTGGCAGCGACCACCGGCCGGAATCAGGATCGCTCGGGATGGATTGCCCTCGATCCGACTTTCTTCTGACTTTCTTCCGAGTTCAGCCTTCAGCAGCTCCCGGTGATACTCGATAACGTTCGGCCAGTTCCTCCAGCCCTCTGGCCACTTGTGAGCAGGAGACGCCAAACGAATCGCAATCTCTTCGACACTCATTCTCTGGTTCGGGGCGGTCTCTGCCATCTCTATCGCTCTCCTGACAATTGCCGTGATTCTTCGCCTGCCTTCCATCGGGCCAATGATCGGAACTTGCAGCCCGAGCCGAATCGCATGGCTGACTTGTGGATTTGTTGAGGCTTCGTCGTAGAGGTGATCAACGATTTCCGTCAGATGCTCCCTGCATCCGACCGGCCCCCAGGCGTTCATTCGGTCGATCCATTCCTGGCACCTGCAGGAAGCGACCTTGAACCCGTGTTCTTCTCGCAGAATTCCATGTAGGACATCGCCAGGCCTGTTCTGTGGATCGATCACTCTGGCCGCTGCGGTCTCGTCGTATTCCGGAAGCGTGTAGCCTTCTGCCGACCACTGTTCTCGATAACGCTGGGCTGTTTCGACCGAGAGCCCGGCCGCGCCAGATGCTATGTCGTGCATTCTGCCGACGAGTGCTTTCACTGCTGCCACCTGTTTTCTGGCTTTATGGAGTCGAAAATAGCTTGCTCTTGCTCTCTTGCCTGCTCCTGCATCGCCTTAACCATTGCTTCCTCTAATGCCTCACGTCCATTGACCACATAGGATGCGGCGTAGGCACCAGGGAAAGAGAGAAGCCCGATTAGTGCGACTGTGAACAGTTCTTGCATGGTCTACTCCGTGATCGTGATCTCGACATCCAAAGCCCCCAAAGGATTCATCGGGTCTTGACATCGAGGCTCAAATGCCGCGACTGTGTAAACGAGAATCAGAGGATTGCACTGCGATTCGAGAGGCTTGATTGTCGCCGTGTTGTTTGCTGCCAGTGCCTCAACTGGATCATTCGGGTCACAGGGACCGTCTGCATTTACTCCGCCACAATCGCCCGTGTATAACTGCAGGTCTGAAGGGATACCGATCTGCCCAATAGGCCCCTTCGTACACTCCAGTTTGATTGCGAATCGCTGGGCTGTATCGACGCCATTGATCACAGTACAAGGCCCAATGATCGACGCGCCCCAATTCACCGTGCCTGCTGTTTCCGGATACCAGAACGCTTTTGTGATCGGAATTACAAGTCCCAGCCAGTCTGTACAGTTGCAGTTCGTGACTTTTGTGATCGTCGCGTAGAGCGTATTTGGCAGATTAGACCTCCCGCAACACGGCTTTCCACAACAGCAATCTGCAGACGCATCAGCCATTAACTTCCGCTCCCAGTGCTGCACGGATCAAGACGCTGCGACAGTGCCTCACCAAAGAACCAAATTCGATTCCATTCCGTGATCTTTAGACCTTCGACTGGACAACATTCGATTTTGTTCGGAATTTCTGCGACACATCGAAGCCGCCGCCCAACAATTACGGTCCAGCCCTTCCACGTCGCGCCGCTGGCAGATCCTGATCCCGAACCTGAACCGCTGCCGGATGTTCCGCATGTCGGCATCTTAATGAGCCCGACGGGCCCCGCTTTGTAGCCAGCAGGCACAAGCGCCGTCACACTCCCGAGCGAATTGCACAGACTCAAATCCATGTCAAGAAAATCGCAATCGCCGCCGGAGCCGCTTCCGGAACCAGAGCCAGAGCCGCTGCCATCTGTGCATGGTCCGCAAAGAAAAGGCACAAACTCTTCAAGCGATGCCCCGCGATAGAGCGAGACTGAGAGAATGCTGTCGTCTTTGCCAGTGTTTTGACCAAGTATGCCCCATGCGACCTGAACGCTACCGCCGTGTTTTTTCCCTTGCCATCTGGCCCGTTGCGGCATTTCGTTGACTGTTCGCCGCGCGACCTCACGAACAGTCTTTGCAATCTGCTTTGATGCTGTCTGGCCAAACACTACTCCCTTTTCAGGCATACGACACCTACGTCAAAGGAAGTGCGGAAAACGGCAATCTGCGATAGCCGCGAAACTGTAAAGCAACATTATTTAACGGCGATGGATTGCTCAAAGCTTGGCCTGAACCGTCAAGCGGAACCGGCGCGGAAATGTCCTCTAACTCGCCGTCCTCATTTTCGACCTTGATGTTTCTTAGCGAGGTTCCGCCCGACCCCGACCCGGAACCAGATCCGGACCCAGAACCATCAACAAGCTCTCGAAATCCTGCGTCAAGGATATTCGAAACCCAACCCTCTTCGCGGTAATGAATCGTGATTTGCACTTCACGATAAGTTGTTCCGTTCCGGCTCATTGGCTTCGACACTTTTGGTGTCTGCATTTTTGCCTGACCAACACCGACAGCAAAACCGTCGATAGTGAAAGTGTCACTATTCACCGCGTTGCTGTATTCCATAATCCATATTGGAACACTGGCAAGATTCTTCGTCGTGACTGAGATCAGCCTACTGTCATCAATCATTTCCGGGGGGTCAAACGGATCCCCCGCGGAGTTGCACACGATATTGCCGTCCTCATCAATCACGAGCGGGCGCTGGAATTGTTCGCCGTCCCACTCTGTTAATGCTGGCTCATCCGTTGGATCTTCTGCCAATTCACGCTCACTTGAGAATGTGCACGTCACATGAAAATGCACATAGCCAGAAACGCACTTCGGCCGAACTGCAGTGCACCACGCGCCGGTGTCTGTGTGGTGAACCGAGCCGACCGTCGGAAGATCTGGATGCGAACCGACCTCATATGTTCCGTCAGTCTTTTGGTTTGTCGTCAGCCAGTAAGTTTCTGAGTAAGTGCGAATCCCTTTTTCGTTGGCCGCTTCCCGAGTCTCTGGAAGCACTCCCTGCATTACAATTGTCATTCTGCCACCTCAGCGTTCTCAATCCGTGGCGTGTCGTCGACAATTCTCGCTTTGCCCAACGCAATCAACTGATCAGCCTGCTTGCCGAAAAACTCGGTGCCCTTCGGATAGACTGCGAACAGTTTCTTGTTTCCGTCAATTTCTTCTTCACGCGCGAACTTCACTGTGGCTCGTTTTTCTTCTGGCCATTTCGTGATGTCTTCGACAATCTTTTCTGTTGAAAACACTCGAATCATCAGATTGACTCCACAAGCATGATGCCGCCGAATCCTCCGAGCCCCCCGACTGCAGCCGCCGCCATTTGGGTTAGTGGCTTCATCAGTTGTTTCGTCTGCTCCTGCGTGGCCTTTACCGCCGGATCTTTCGAGCGAACGAAAGCCTGTGCCAGCAGCGAATAGGCTTCCTGGCTTCCGGCCTTCGTTGCTCCCGCCAGTTCTTTGCCCTTTTTGTCGCCGCCGGTCATGTCCGCCGTTGAACCGCCCTTGATGAACGACGTGTTAAGCGGTGACGGCTTAGTGATGTCAGTTTTCTGTGCCGCAGAAACCCCGGCTCCGGACGCGCGATTCATCGCGTTGATTCTTAATGCCTCATTTATGTCGCTCAGAACATCGTTCAGTCGTTTGTTTTCTGGCATTTTGAATTCAGTGGTACCTTTTGTGATGTCGGCACCTAATCCAGCCGCCTGTTGACCAAGCCCGGCCGCTAAATTGCCAGCCTGAAATGGATTCATGAGCAAGTCCATCGGAGCCATGGCCACTTCAGATGCGAGGCCAACAGCCTTATCAGCACTGGCTTTCAGGTTCTTATACATGATCTCGGAATTGTCTTTGATCCAAGAAAACGCGGCCCGAGCGTATTCGATCATAGATTCAAAAACACCCCGCCAAACGTTGTCGAAGTTGCCAACAACGACACCTGCAATCGTGCCAATATCAATCAAGAAATTCTGTGTATCAGTGAACCACTTCAGTGCGAAACTGGTAGCTGTCCCGAACGCTGTGCCAACTCCATCGACTTGTGGCACCATGCCTGACGCCCAGTCAAGCAACTTGTTAGCGTGCGGCAACAGTTGCTCACCGATTGCAGTTCCCAACAACAAAACGCGGTCAACAAACGTCGAAAACTTTCCGGCAGTGGTCTGACTCAACTCCGACATCATGCCGCCAAACTTACCTGTGGGCCCGACCATTGCGGCCATGGCCTTCTGCATCTCTGGAAAGCCAACCTTGCCGTCAGATACCAACTCTTTAACCTGGCTTTCGGCGACGCCAAACTGTTTGGCCAGTTCGGCAACGATCGGGATTCCGCGGCCTGTCAGTTGATTAATGTCTTCGCCGAATAGACGGCCCTGAACCTGAGCTTTGCCGTAAAGTTCAGCCAACTCGCCGATTGGCGTACCAGTCGCTGCTGCAATGTCGCCGATCATGCGAAGTTCATCGAATACCGTTTCGGATGCAGATCCGAACGAAATCAGCTTCTGAACAGCGTCGCCGATTTCCATCTTCTGGAACGGTGTATCGGCTGCGAATGCGTCCATTTTCCTCATGACGCTGTTCGCAGTCTCCGCACTTCCTGTCAGAACCTTCAACTTAATGCCGAGTGTTTCGGCATCGGCGGCGAGCTTAACCGCTCCCAGTGCAGCAAATGGCAGAGCCGAGGTGCCGAGGCTAAGAATTCCTTGTCCTGCATTGAGCACGGAACGACCCATTGACTTAATGCCGCCAATGAATCCGCTGCCAACTGCTGATGCGGCCTTGACGCTCACCTGAGCCGTCTTTTCCAGCGTTTTGTTGAGCCCTTTGACCACCGCCGTAGCGGTGCCCACCGGATTGATTAGAGCCCTGATCGGCAGTGTCAACAAGCTGATTGCTTTGGCCGCGACACGTCCGACAACCCCGAGCGATGCCAACGCAGCTCCCGCAACCCGAGACGCTGCCCCGAGTCCCATGAGAGCAACAAAGATCACCTTGACCTTTGGCGGCAGAAAGCTGAACAGCTTCGACAGAATCTTGAGTTGCAACTGAAACGCTTTGAACGTGATGTAAAGACGAACCGCACCGCCGGCGAGCCCCATAAACGGTGAAATAAGCGACCACGCCGCAGACGCCGCGAGCTTCAAGGCTGAAAACACCAAACGAAAAGGCCCGAGGATCAATTTCGCAGTTTTTATCGCCAGCGAACCGACCATCATGAACGCACTGCCAATCATACGGAGCGGCATTAGCAGAACTCTGGCCCCGTCGGCAGCAAGCCCAAAGGCATAGGCCAGCGTCGTCGTGGTCTGTCGGAGGGCAACCGCACCGATCAAGGCAGACGTGAGCCCCTTTGAGAGAGCCGCCGTTGAAGCGACCATAACGCCGCTGGTGCCGGTCGCCATTTTGATGCTGCCGGAAAGCAGGCTTGCTCCTGATGCGGTCAGGTCCAGCGTCTGCTCGAGCGTGCGGAGATTCTTGTCAATCTCAATCGTTGCTTCCTGCAGATCATTCATCGAATCTGCCGTATCGATTAGTCCGTTTTCGAGTCCGGGACCAATCCGCAGAGAGTTCAAATTGCTGACCGCGTTCACCGTTTTGCTGGCTGTTTGCGTCAAATGGTTCAATGCGATTTGACTTTTGGCAATGCCGCCCTCGAACGCCTTTGTGTTAGCGCTCAGCCGGACAACAAGATCACCAATCGTCTTCATTATTGCTTGACTCCTGCCATTGCCATCATCGCCCCAATTTGGGCGGCTGTGGCTGGCTTTTCTTCCACTTCATCCGGTCGCCAGTTCACACCATGAACGATGCACGCTTTTTTGATGTCATTTGGCGTCTTCGGTTCATCCTTCGTGGATAACATCGCCGCCCCGAGGACTGCCAGTAATTCCACAACCCCGGCATTTCCGATCGGGCTGATTGCATCCTTGGCCACCCAGACATCAAGATCACCTGGCGACATTGATTCCAAGAGCTTGTCGACCGACGGAACACCCCAGATCTCTGCGAGTTCGCAGGCAATCAGGTAGCGTCTGTCGGCCCTGATTTTTTTTCCGCTTCATCCTTGTCGTTGTCCCCGTTCACTCGCTGACATGCGGCAAAGATTCGGTCGATGATAAACACGCTTTGCAGGCCTAACGCTGCCACGTCTTCCGGTGCAAACAGTCGGTTTCCGCTGTCGTCGATGCAGCAGGCCACAAGCATTCGTTCCCGCATCTGCCGTTGACGGGCCACATCGTGTTCGCCCTTTTTGACGAACTGCATGTCAAACGCGCCTTTTTCTTTCGCGTTCATGCCTTTGACGGTGACGGAAACACCCTCGCCAAGTTCCGGGAGTGGTACGACTTCCGTTGGCGTCTCAATCGGCTTCAGCAACAGCTCGCGGACATTCAGTGCCATTTTGTTCCTTTTCAACAAGTTCAAACGTTCTACGCAATAGTTCGGGACATCCGTCGCCGGAGACGAAGAACTCACATTTGACGAGCGGTGCCAAATCATGAGCCAAATGAATCGAAAGGCTGCGAGTTCTCTCCGGAATCTGTGGAATGATCTTTCGAAGTTCGCAGAACAATTCAGATGTCGCTCTGACTCTCACCATTTCAATCAATCCTCGTGGTCATCATCCCCGGCGATTTCGGCAACCATGGCCGCGTCTTTTTCTTCCGCGACTCGCTCAGCCAGTTGGTTCATCAGCATTGGATGTCCAGTAGCCTTTGCTTTCGCGATTTGATCTACAGTAAACAACGCTGCGCATTCCTCGTCGGCAGGCTCTGCAATTCCGCACCCGACAAGCCGATAGACTTCCGGCCCTTCAAGAATGCGGCCAACTTCGCGGATCCGCTTTTTAACTGGCAGTCCGTTCACAATTGCATCACGCAAAATGAACGTGCCTTCCGGAGCCTGCGAGCTGGCCTCATGCTCGAATGTAACTTTGACTTTCAATGGATCACCTCAGATTATGTGGGCCACGTTGGCTGGCCGTTGAGGGTAAACGTGACGTTAGCTTTCACGCCGTCATCTTTGTTGATGGTTTGACCAACCTCGATACCAGCAATCTTGTATGGCAATTCAGTTGCCGGCGAATCCGCATACAGGATTTTGCCATCAAGCTGACTTGCCGCCGCCACTGTTGGCGTCGTGATCTCGTCAGTGATTGCTTGGTGTCCAGAGTTCGTCGGCAACCAGAACAGTTCTGCCGAAATGTCTGGAGGCGTTGAGTAGCCGTTTGCAAGGCGAACCATTCCGCTTGCAGACTGACTCAACGTCGTTCCGTCGTATGTTTCCGACTTGGCACCAGAGATTTCCACCGAAATCACTTCTGCGATTGCCGCCAGCGATCCCGCAACGTCCATCTGCAAAACTGTGCCCTTTGATACCAGTGGCATGGCTAACCCTTTCGTATTTCAATTTTCGTGGACGGCTGGTTTCCAACCGCAGAACCTATTTGACTTGCAATGTGCTCGAGAATTGCTTTTGACTCTTCTCGGTAAACTTGTTCGACTCGCTGTCGCGTGTCTGTTCCTGAAGTTTCGTAACGAGAGTTTGCAGGAAAGATGACTCCAGCAACGGCTCTCAAATCTCCTTTGCGATGAATCGACGTTGTGTACCGTCGCGTTTTTGTTCTGCTTGCGGGTGTTTTTGAACGCAGCGATTTCTTGAACAGTTCTGCGCCAGATCCGACGGCTTCGGATACCACCGCTCGCATGCTCTCCGAACACTCGTCAAGGATTTGGCGAAAGTCTGCCATACCGTTTTTGCTTTCCGTCCAGCGTGACGGCATTTGACAGCCTTCGCTCCTGACGCCTGATTCCGATCGTTCTCATTCCGTGAACAGAATCGCCGCTGTCTGAAAGGTGCCAGAGGTTACCCTTGATGGTTGCCGTCAACGGAAACTGGCCTCCATAACTAAGCTTAGACACGTCAACTTCAGCTATTTCAACCTGTCCCGTGTATGTCGTCATTTCTTCTCCGCTATCGTCTCTCACTGGTTCATCGATCGTGACGATCCCATTGAGACTGATTGTGGAGTGCTGGCAATGAAAACACACTGATTCCGCAAAGTGCTCCGTGTTCAGAAACACAGTCGAAACGTGTTCCTCAATTAGCCGGTTTAAGCTCATTGGCTGGTTCCGTTTCTTCTGGAACAACTTCGTCTGTGATCACACGAGGCCTGGCTTTTTCATCGAAGTCGACAGGCACTAACGCCACGCCGATATCCGACCGCAATGCCTCAACCTCGGCTGCCGACAAATCGACAGGAACGCCAGGAGAGAACTCAAGCGTCGACTTGACTTCCTTGCTCCTTTTCCCTGTCGTGATTGTTCGGCGAAAGTTTGCAGGCCAGTTTTTTTTCAGCATTACCCAGGGCATAAACAGCGACTTTCAGAAACAGACGCCACCACCGAAATGATGGCGTCTGTTCGGCAAAGAATGGATTAAGTGAACGTGGTCAAAACGGCTTTCCACCAAGCCAGATAACCGAGGTTGTACCGAGCGTCGGTCATCATCTTCAGCACCTTGTATTCAGGGTCGTCGGCACCCTTCCACGTTGGCGTCTGAATCGGCTTTCGCTTCTGAAACACAAACGGCTTCAGTGCTCCACCGAGATTGAACGTGTAGAACTTCGTTGCGTCCGTGAGGATCGGACTCACAATGATGCGAGGACGATCAATAACAACGTTCGTGGCCCCGTTGCTGTTCAGGGCGGCATACAGCCCTTCATAAGCAACCAGCTCAAGCTCCGGCGGAACAATCACCAGCAAACTTGACATGCTTGTCGACACCGGACGATTCAGCTTTTTGCCCTGATCGTTAGTGAACTTCAACATTGCAGTTCGTGCCGCATGAAACGCCGTTCGAAACTCTGCCGCAGTCGGTGTAGTTCCGTTTGCTGCGGTCGCGGTCAGGTCGTTGTCCTGAGTGCCGGAATCGCCCCAACTGTGGTCAGTGTCAAAGAAATACTGCCCATCGAAACATGGTGTGGTTTCACCAGCAACCAACGTTTCAAACAGCAAATCGTCTGGGTGCAAAGCGGCTTCGTTACCGAAGTCTGCCATGACCGTCGACATCAGGCCAAGACGATCATCGTCAATGTCGTCCTTCTCAAACTCGACAGAGTTCTCCCACTTGCGGTTGCTGATCGTGAAGTCAGCCGCACGCAGCTTCTTGAACTGGCGATCGCCCAGCCATTCCCTGACGCCCGGCATTGAGCCAAGCATCCCATACTTTTCATCGGCTCCGTTGCTTTGCACTTCCGCACAGAGCGTCGGATAAAATGGCGTTGCCGCCACTACGGCTTCGCGAAACTTCTGAGTGAGGTCTCGCTGAACCGAGATATACTTCGCAGTATTCAGAGACATTGGGAGCTTTCCTTTCGAAAGCTCCGTTGTGGTAACAATTGAAAAATCAACTCAGCTGCGGGAGGTAAGTGGGGGCTGGTAGCTATCCAGCGGTCCCACCTCCCACAACGGAGACACAAATTAGACGGCAGTCCATGTTCCAGTGAATCCGAAGACCGACCATGAGCCAGCTTCGACACACTGGATATCAACAGTTTCACCGATCGCGTCGGCTACGATGTAAGCACCTGCGGCGGACGGCACCCCGGTGGACGGAAGCGAAATCGTTTCCGTTCCATTCGGATCGATTCGCAACTGCTGGGCAACACCCACGCGAAACCGGTACTTCAGGCCGGCCACTGCTGCGGGCAGAGCAAATGTCACTGCGCCTGCGGCTCCAGTGTTTGTAAATGTTCGGCCCGAATCGCCAACCGTCACTGTGTAGTCGGCCGTTTTAACGACGGTCGCACTGACGGGTGACATTCCGTCAGGGTCAATGCAGACCAGAATCTTAGTGCTGCTGACATAGCCAACACATTCGCCGATATACACGCCAGAAGCTGACGGGGACGTCGTGATTGTGTAGTTGTCAGTTGCAAACACTGGTTGCCCGACGCTGGCTTGGCTGAATCCAGTCCCGACAAGCTCAAAAACGCCTTCTGCGTAGACTTCACCCTGCAATGCTCCGTTTGCTCCGGATGAATTGTCGACGTAGGCCACCGCGATCCCTGCGAATCTGTTTGCACCGGTTGCGGTGTCATCGTCCAGGTAACCGGTTACGTTGACGAAACTGAGGGTGCCCTCATAAATCGTCGTCGATGCAGCGACAGGGAATGACTGTCGGTCGCCTTCCTGCCGCTTTGTGAGTTGATTGGCAGTCACTGCCATGATTAAAGCTCCTCAAAAACTGACTATGAAGAATCGCCCTTGCGGAGCGTGTTACTTTTTCGCTGGAACGAAATCTTCCAGCCCATCTTCGGCACGTCGGAGCGACACATACTGCTCTTCCGTCATGCTGTACTTTCCGGCCTTAAATTCGGCCTTGTACTTGGCATTCTCGTCTGGTGTTTCGTCGGCTGCGGAGCCTCCGCCGTCACCAACTGGAGTGTTCGATTTGCAAAGAACGTTAAACAACTCGCTCTGCACTTCTGCGACACTCGATCCCTTCTCACAGAAGCCTGCGGCCAAGTCGTCTTTGCCGGCCTGCTTGCAAAGTGCTGTGATTTTCGTGACTCGCTCACGTTCTTCCTGGCGGGCCAGATCTGCTGCGGTCTTGCGTTCTGCTGCCAGATCAATCTGCGTTGTTTCGACTGGCTTTTCAGGTGCTGAAACTCCGGACATTGAATGCCCTTTCGCTTTGAAGTAAGTCGCCAAAAATCCGTTGATACGAGCGGTGACGACTTCCGGCTCTGCATCTGAGAAATAAGCATCCAGCAGCATCGTTGCTTGGGCTGGTAGATTTCGATTATCGACCTCTGCACTGAAAAAACCGCCACGAGTCGCAGCAGGTTCATCAACTACGTCGGCAGCATGAACAGCACGAAACCTTAGAGGAGTCCGACCTTTCCATTCTGGATCTGCCGACCGCTTTTCAAGCCTCAGTTTTTCCATTTCAGCGTCGTTGATCTTTGTGGCCAAACTGACTCCGAACATGTCCGGATCGTCTTCAGCCATGTCCATGACATACGTTCCGAGGTCGCCTTGCGGCGACTTGAAAGCCTGTTCTGCCAGATGCAAATCACCAACAAGCTTTTCGCCTTCGACGCGAACGTCTTTCCATCGGCCTAAAAACGATCCCATGCCGTCAGCACTCATGTTTGGGTGAGTGAATCGAGCTTTTGCACCGTTGTTGCCGCGGCTCATTAGCTCTTTCGCATTGGCCAGTGTGCCTTCATCTACAGTCCACGGGCGTTCGTCGTTGATGTCGCCCAACTGCATCAGGTTTGCACCGAAAATAATCTTGGCTTTCCGGTCAACCCGTGGAGAGCTATTCAACACAGACGTGCGAAACATGTCTGCCTGCGGTGGCGTGTCAATTGCTGGCATTGGCTGCCTCCGTCTGCTGTGCTGTTTCCATCGGCGTTGGCTCCGGAGCTTCAGAATCCGCCGTATCGTTCGGCTTGATTCCCATCTGGCGAGCCATCGCCCGTTCAATTTCACGCTGTGCGAAGGTTTCTTCAAGGTCGCGTTGACGCTCTCCGAGTTCTTCCTCCAGCGTTGTCAGGTTGTTATCCAGTTCCAGAATCGTTGCTTTGACTTCTTCCGCCGGATTGATTGCATAAGACCACTTTGGAGCTGACCAGTTGTGTTTGTTAAAGTGGTGCCGATTGTCGCGATACGTTCGTGCGTCGAGATCGACAGCCCCAACGATGACAGCCTCTTCAACGATGCGGTTCCAGATAGGCCGCAGGATGGACATGATGATCAGCTTTTGCCGAACTTTGCACGAGATCTTCGCACCGTTCAGGATGATACGACCGCCAGCAAAGGAAACGCCTCGCCAGTCCTTCATCAACATTTCATATGGCCAGTTTAAGGCAGCTGCAATCGTGCGGTTGTTGTACTCCTGAAGAGTTCCAACTGCGTTGGCCTTATTCGGCGTTGAGAAAACAATGTCATCATCTGGGCCGATGTAGTTGACTGATCCCGGGCGAACGTCCTGGAGACGATCTCTTCCGCTTGTTGCAGTTGCAGCCCCAATTGCCTTGGCGACTGGATTGGTTTTTGATTTAACGAATCCGGCAAAACACGCCTCAACCTGAGCCCCGATAATTCCGGCTTCGGTCAGGTCTTTCCCATCTTTAGCTCGATTGAGTGCCCGAGTCATCCACGGCAAACCGCGCGACTGACCTGCGAACCACTCAACAAAGACGTGCAGAACTCGCCACGCTGGAACGAATGTGTATGCAAGGCTGAATTCTTTGTTGTCGTTCGGATGATTGTCGCGGATGTAGTAGCCGAGAATCTCTTTGCTCTTGCCGTACTTGATGCCCATTCGGACTGTCGGGTCCATGATCATTTCTGGAGGCGTTTCGACACGATCACAGTCGACGACTTCAACGCAAAGCGGAATCGCGGAATCTGCTGTCCCCGAATCGCTCATCACAATGAACGTTTCGCCATCCGAATCGACGCATCGGCAGCCCAAAGAAACCTTTTCCCACAAAGATTTCTTTCGCGTCCTGCAGGCTGTCGGTTCAAACTGCTCGTAGACGTCCTCGAGCTGCTGATTCAGTGCCTTGGCTTGTGCCTTTGAGATGACTCCAGCCTTTTCGCGAATGCGGGCCTGCGGCTTAAATCCAGTCCCAACAACGTGCTCAACTCGGCTGTCAATTGCTCCACCAACGAAGTCGTTCTTATAGAGTTCGCGGCTTCGCTGGCGTGCAGTTTCGAGATCTTCCTCAAGAAACGCATCCGTAGACAGGCGAGATCCGATCCATTTTCCTTCGCGGTGCCGGTCTGATTCAGCGGCTTCCAGGGCCCGGCCGAAATACTTTTGCGACACGTCGAACTGGCGACGCGCGGCAATTCGCTGAGCCCCCCAAACTGGTGCCACAGTCAAAATTGCTGAGTCGATAAATGATGTCAGACTCATGATCGCACCAACCTTGCATAGTTGGTGACGATGCCGTTCGACTCCGCGGAGATCCGACCTTCAAGCCAGTCAATAGTGTCTCGCATTGCTGGCAGAGAGGCCGCGTTGTATGTGCGGCCTGCAATCTGATAACTCTGGCCAGTCGCAGCGATCAACGCAACGCCCTCGCGAAACAGAGCCAGAAGCTCTGCGTCTGAATAGCTGTTTGCGGTTGTGACTTTTGTGACCATGCCGGGAGATTAGCGGCACGGTTGCGAATGCTAAAGAAGTTTTGCGGCCTGTGTCCTATGGCGTAGGATTAGTATCAGCGACAGTTTCTGCGAAGTCGCAGTGTTTAGCTCCTCGCCCATGCGGAGCAAACGGATCGCATGAACATCCGACGGGTGGCGAATCGCAACGAGGCATAACTTCTGCGGCTTTTGCTATCCACGGCGTTCCTCGCGTTGCAGCATCGCTGCTTTCGTTTCTTACTGATCGCTTCAAAAATTCCATTAGCTGCTCATGATTAGCGTTAGGCAGCACTGTCACAGCTGCCGTTCTCGTTATTGTTCTGTCTCTACTGGAAATCGTTTCCGTAAACGACAAAAGCGGGAGTTCCGAATTTGCTTGCAGCCTATTCAGCTCGCGATTGTGTTCTTCCTCCAGCATCCTCTCCCTCAAGCTTCCCATTGTCTTCCTCGTTTTCCGCCGTCAACCACTTGTTGTTTTCAGGTGTGAACCGACACACCTTGCAATGCAAATACCGAACACGCCAACCGCCGCCGATGAGTCGTGTTGTATGCACGCCGATTTTCCCCGAGCATCCATCGCACGGACAACGATCGCCAGGAAGCGGCCCGTCTGCTCGAGTTCTTACCAGTCGCGTCAGTTCCAACTGAGTCAAGATGATCTCCTGCGAATCCATCCGCCGGAACTTTCGCTTTCAGGCTGGCGAACATAAGACGGAGCTTGCTTCTCAACTGGCTTCGGATTTTGTGCCACAATCGTTTCCGGTGGAACGCCACCTGATTCAACGACCAAGGCCGCCAAAGCACGGCCATACCGGATCGCATCTCGCCAATCGTTTGGGTCGGACTCTTCTTTTTTAATCCACTGCAGCCGTGCGTTGCCCCTCTGGTCAACCTTGTCCGCTAGTGTTCCGTTGCAAAGCTCGATCAGAAAATCAATGTCCTTAGCATCGTCAGAATTGAGCGTGAGAGATCCATGTTCGCCCGGTAGTCGCTCATCTAAGCAGGCTTGAAGATCTGTTTCCCAGAAGTCTGTGTTGACCTCAAACAGCATCTGGCCTTGATATTTACCACTCTGCGTTTCTGCGAGCTTGAATGGCTTTCCGCCCATGTCCGTTGATGATCCTTTGCACGGAAAAATAGACGGATGCTCATTGCAGAAGTCGTAGGTGCCTTTTGTGTCCCAGCCAGAGTCAGCAGCGGAAAGAATCGCCACCATGGGAGCCCCGCCGCTTTGGCGTTGATATTGCCGACGCACAACCGGCTCCCAGATTTCTCCAAGTGTCAGCCCGAAACCCTTGTCAATGAGCCAGCTTCGCTCCTCAAGATCATGACCAAGCACGACATACTTCACGAAACCACCGTCAGCCGCCTGCCGATCGATAGTGCAGGTGATGAATCTTGTTCCATCCGGAACGATTCCCCGCGGGCATAGTCCGCAGAGCCGCTCGCCGACGATTTCCGGTGTTGATTTCGATTTTTTAACCGCCCACGTTTCGCCCTTGTCTTCATTGATCCACTGCTGTAGCGTCCTAGGCTTTTTGCACTTAGCCAAAAAGTCGTCAACGATGTCGCCCCAGCCATGGTAAAGAGCATAAAACACGCTGATTTGTGACCCGTAATCTGAGCCCCACATTCGCGGCGTCCCAATCAGCCAAGACATGTCATCTGGCGGCAGGTTTCTGGCATCCATGGCCCGCTCGTGATCGACTTTACAGCCAGCAGGAACCCAAACGCCCTTGTTCATCATCCATGGTCTGTGAATGTCATCTATGCGGCCCCTGCAGTGAAGACAGATATAGTGAGCTGTGCGGCGGGCCAGTTGTCTGTCGGTGTTTCCGCTCGGATCCTTCTCGTAGTGAATCATTCCGGGCCCCGTTCCGTCTCCGAATTCGATCGTCTGGAACTTGCAACAGTGCGGGCATGGGACGTGATACCGGTGATTTGTCGACTGAAGCCGGCCCGCTTCAACAGCACACTTGCCAGTAATGCTCGGCGTTGATTCCAAGCAGAACTTGCGGTCGGGAAATTCCGCTCCACGTTTTCTAAAACGTGCGATCGGATCACCTTCCGTTGACGTGCTTTCGTCCTTCCATTTGCTGATTTCGTTGCCGTGACCGACTCGGATTGACTTGTCTGCCAGTCGCGACTTTCCACGAGGCCAGGCACCGTGACAGATCGACCGCTTCAACTTGATCTGCGTTTTACTCTGACGCACCCTTAGCGGGGCCTCGTGTCGCAGCCGCGGACAGTGTTCGATCATCTTCCAGAGTCGACCGAAAACCGACTTGCAGTTGGTTTCGTCCGGCGTGGCGAACATTGTTTCCTCAGGCCGCTGGTCCATAGACCGTTGAAGCATGGCGAGCCCAAAGTTCGTCTTGAACATTCTTGCCGCCCACTGCAGCCAGATCGTGCGGAACTGGATTGAATCCCAGGCCCAACACGGACCATGTGGAGCTGTCACCCATGGAGACTGCTGCTCTGAGAATGCCTCTCCTGTGTGGCTGTAAAAGTACATGCGAAGCCAGTCTGCCGACGATTCAATGATTCTCGGCTGCAGGGCGTCCGCCATGATGTCACAAACAAAACTCAAGGCGATGTCCTTAGATCGTCGCAAAGCTCTTTGAGGGCGATTCGCACGGTTTCCTCAACCGCTTCCTTAACGGGCACCTTTAGTTCTGCCGGGCAAATGTTGGCACATTTTGTCCCCAAGGACTGCAGGCGATTCATTAGCCTGCTGATTCCGGTTCTCAAACTCAGTTCGTATTCATCTTTGCGAATCAACCGCCCCTCCATCAGATCATTTTTCATCTGCCGCGTTCTGGCTGACTCAAGTTTGTCAATTAACTCAGCCCGCTTGAACTCGATCCCAAGATCTGAATCCTCCGTCTCTTCGGCTACGGCTTTTATGTTTTGCGCTCGCCATTTTTGCACAGCCTCAATTGAATTCCGCGGACAGCCTCGAGCTACGTACTTATCAATTGTTACCGTTGATACCCCGATCCCCTCCGCGATGGCCTTGATTGTCAGATTTCTCGGTTTCTTGGCCGTTCCGGTCTTGTGTTTGGCTTTCTTTTTTGGTCTCCGCTGTTGCATCTGTTACCAGTGAAAAGTGACAACCAACCAACCCCCAAAAAAAAATTCGTATTCGCAAACAATCTGCACTGACGTAGCTGC